GGATAGGCTCCCCGCCACCTGGATCGTAGCCTTGTAGCTTTCGGAGTCAAAGCCTTTGATAACGCCTTTTCGAACTGTCATGGTGCTTCCTTAAACCAGTTTCCTGACCTCTGAAATTCGGGAGTTTCACCCCCGCAACCCCTTAAAGCATCAAACTTCTCCCAGGCTGAGCCTTTGCTCGTAGCAAGCCTCCTTTGTAGTGGATTAGCGTAGCGTTATGCCCATAACGCGCCGCTTCACCGATATTAGACCCGTCCGCTCATCGGTGATCTCGATGACATCGTAAAGGTCCTGGCCGCAATTTACCGGCACCACAATCTCCCCACCCCTTGCCCACATCTGCTCCCCCCTTAGCTGGGCGTCGCCCCGCTCTTCAGCCTTGGCTAAGGTATCCAGATTCAGGTCGTGAACCTGACCCAGCCGGTCGTAGACCTTGGCGATCTCTTCCCAGTCAAACCTTTCGCTCATTACGCCATCACCATAGACCTGCACGCGATCGATTCCCTGGGCGCTGGAGGTGTAGCGACCGTCCAGGATAGCGTGATCGCTGCCATAGCTATAGACGCTTCCCTCATCGGCCAAGGGATTCTTAATGTAGCCGCAGTCCCTTACGAAAAAAAGCACATCGGGAACCATCTCAAGGAGGCGACGCACCGCTGCGGCACCGCTCTCGGGGTATTGATTGACTACGGCGCTGCTTGTTGAGAATGCGGAGAATTCCAGCCCCGCTCTGGCGAAAAGGAAAGCAAGTAGCTGAAAGATGTTGTTCCCCCCTTGAGCCCAGCTAAACTGCCTTCTGGCTCGCCATCGGTCCAGGAGCCACCACCCATCGCGCCCGTGGAGCAGGAAGTAGGAACGGCCTGCTTCAGAGATGTATTCCCATGCTTCGATCCAATAGGCAGGACCAAGGGAGGCCTCGGCACCGGAGGTGGTTCGATAGCCCAGGCTGAGGAGGAGCTTGGAGCCCTCTCTGATTGCGGCATAATCACCGGTGCCAACATCCCCATACCGACCATCATCGTTGCGAAGCGTCACCACAACCCTGCCCGAATGGGGCTCAGTCGATGAGGTTACCGCAAGGACGTCCTCGGTAACATTTACAGATGCGGGGACGAGCGATGCTCGCCATACCCCTGAGGGGGTGGCGAGCCAAACATAGGAGCCGCTATAGGTGATGGCCACTCCGTAGTTAGCCGAGAGATCGAAGGGGACCGCCTCGCGCCACAGGTTGGAGATGAAGTCGGCGGTGGCAAGGGAGTGAGACCAGTAGGGGCGGGAGTATGCCGCTGACCCGGTGTATTTCTCTATAAAAAAGGTTCTGAAGACATCGGGGAAGGAAAGCGAGGGGGCATGGAACTCTAAATTTGAGCCTGCGCTGGCGATGGTGAGCTGGTAAAGGCTTGACCAGGTGTCAACCGCTCCGCTGTAGCCGTCGCCGAGGATGCAAGTCCACACCCCTGGTTTGTCGCTGGCATCTATGCCGGTGACGACTACATTCCAATCGCCCATGTGGGTTACAGCCAAGCCGGTAATCGTTTGAAGTGTATTGCTCCAGGCCGCTGCGGCTTCCCATGTTTCGCCATTCCATCGCCGCCGATAAAGGGTCGTGCCGTTTGAGTAAAGGACGATGGCTTCATCGGCGTCTTTGAAACAGGCTGCCAGTCGGTAGTCGGCTGGAGAAGCCCCGATGTTGCCCATGTTGATCCAGCTTCCCCAGTTTGCGCCGTTATCACTGCTCTCACAGCGATAGAGATTGCCATTGGTGCCGATCCTGAAAGCGAAGACTTTTGAGCCGTGAGAGCAAAGTGCTACGGCGTAGGCTGTTACGCCCCAGTCTGTCCAGGTGGCGTAGTCTCCTTCCAGGGAGATGGTGGGCGTGCCAAAGGCTTCAGCACTGGGGATTCCTGTGGCTATTATCGGCCCTGCTATAACTGCGGAGCCAAAGGCCTCGCTAGAGGTGATACCTCCAGGATATATGAAAAGCCCTGCGGTTACGGTAGCTGTACCAAATGCTTCGGCGGAAGCTATCGAGGGGATTACTAACTTCTGGTTTACCCTGGCGGTTCCGAACGCTTCTGCACTGGCTATGCTGGAGGGGGAGATAACTAAAGCTGCCGACTTAACATACGCCCACACCTTCAAATCAAGGTTGGCGTTCTCAATCTTCTGCTCAATCTTTTTGTCGCCATCAACCTCGACCCACCCCCAAGCAGGTCTTGCTGAGTCGTAGTAGTTGTCAATGCCTGTCTCCCCATTCTTTCGCACGCCGTAGGAATATTTTGTGTTATCAGTAACATGAAAGGTAAAGAACGCACCTTTTGACCCACTTCCGATATCCGTTAAAGTCGTCTCGACGTAAGCCCCGGTAGTCCCTGTTGAATAGTCCTTTGCATCCGCCCAGCTATCGGCGTAGCCGGTGTAAATGCAGCCTATGTAGAGAAAATCAACATTGGTATTTTCGACTTTGGCCTCAACAATTTCGCTGCCATCACACGCCATCATCGCCCCACGTAAATTTGCATAAAGCCCGTCGTAGAAATCGTCAGACGACCCGTTCTCTCTCAAAGACCGCTTATAGCTAGCAGAATTTGTATGCCTAACAAAGAAGAAGGCTACCTTAGCCGTTCCACCAGATACATCACCTGAGATGTCTATATCTTGGTAAGAACCCGCAGTCCCTGGCCCCTTATCAACTACATTATCAAGAAACTCTCCAGCCCCGTCAGGAATATATCCTACGAGATAAATCTCAATAGCTGCGCTTGCTATCTTTGCCTCGAATACTCTATTGCCATCTACTCCTACACCACAAAACGTATGTGAATCCTTACTCAGAGTTTGTCCATATAATGTGTCTGAACTACCGTTTTTACGAACCTCCCAGGCGTAGTTAGTTCCGACTGATGTGTTTATTACCTCCAGCACAATCCCCTCTGCGCCAGCAGGGACAAGAGAGGAAACGTCCACATCTTGATATGACCCCGTAGTCCCTGGGGTGACATCGGTTCTGGTGACAGGTTCTATACCCTGAGCCATGACTATCCCTCTCTCGGACTAGTGGGTCTAATTCCCCCGCTCCCTTTCTATGGCCTGAATCTCCTCCTCAAGCTCGGCGCGGGCGGCATATAGTTCCTCAAGCTCATCATATTCCTCAAACAGCCCAGCTTTCATGCGCTCCTCATCATACTTGGGTTGGAGAGTGTCATGCTTGGCCCTGAACTCAGCTTCCTCTTCAGGCGTGACACCAATGCTGTGCTTCTTCTGGTAGAAGGCGTGGCTCAGTGTGTTGTGCTCTACCCGGTAGCAGGCATTGATGTAGTCGGCAATTTCCTGTTTTTCTTTGGGCAAATCTCGATAGCCAATAGGGCGTAATGCCACTTCACACCTCCTTATCATAGCTGCTTAGAGCTTGAAGATTTTGTTCGAGCCGTTATCCCACTCGACGGTGATGTCGCCGCCGTTTGGGGTTACCGGTAGACCTGTGGCGCTGTCGATGTAGGCGATCAGGCGGGAGGTGCTCTCGTTGCCGGTGTGCTTGTAGATTACGAGTGCCTCGCACTGGTCGCCAGACACCGAGCCAAAGACAACATCGTCGGCATCGGCAACGCCATTGGTGACACTCTTCCCCGTTAGCGCTCCCGATGTCGCCACCCTGGCCCCTGCAGGGATGTCATCGAGGTTGTCGTGGTTGGCCAGGTCAACGGAGTAGTCGTCCGTGTCGATCAGGATTACCCTGATGTCGTCGGAGTCCCAGTCGATCGACCCATCAAGAAACCCCTCGCGTCCCTTGTCGTAGAGTACATTTGCCATTTGAAGCCTCCTTTCTAATCCTGTCTCTTCAGACCTTCTGCCAGTAGAGCTTGTTGTCCGCGGGGTCAACCCGTAGGCGGATAAGGCTGCCGTCACCCGGCATGGCGATGGCGTGAAAGTAGTCGGGCTCGCCGCCTTGGTAGAGCCTCTCCCAATCGAAGCGGGTAACCCCTCCCACCTTGGCCACGATCTCCACCTTAACATAGGGCAGACTGGCCCCGCTCCTCTGAGCCGACAGCAATGAATTGGATAAGGTTCTCATATTAAGTTCCTGTCGAGCTCACCCCGATAAATCGGGGCGGGCCTGCAGTAGTGTGTTCGATAGGTTTCTCATTGCTCGATCAGCGTCGCCAATGTTTCAGGAAGATTCTTGCCTGCCTTGTGATAGTGGGCAGCAAGGTGATGGGCTGCCTGAAGGATCTGCCACGGGGAGGCATCGACCCTCTGCCCTCGGTAGCCCCCAGGGGAAAGCGCCGCTACAGCAGCGGGCATGCGATCCCAGTCCACAGTGCTTTCGATGTTCAGTTTTCCCGCGAGCGCTCTGAAGATGGCCCTGCTGTGGTGGGGGAGCTTCCACGTCTCGGGTTCATCGACATCGCCGACAATGGCGAAGGCCTCCATGGGCAATCCCTCCTTTAATTTGCGAAGCCCCGTTCGAATCTTATCCCGAGCTGTCATTTTCTTCACCTCTTACCATTGGCTAGTCTGGCCTGCCCCCGGCTCATAGGGGCGGTAAAGGCGACGGCAGCGCACCACGTTCTTTCTGCTGTGCTTGGCCAAGCCTTTCATGAAGTAAGCCAAACGGTCCTGTCCCCAGATAAGGTAGTTTTTCCAAGTCTGGTCTCCTCCCAGGTTCACACGATTGGTGGCAAAGCTGGCCCACTCAATGGCGGCGTAGCCTTCCGCCCCAATAGCAACCAGTTCCTCCAGGGGCGATGGGATGGTGGAGGTGGTCTCATCCAGGGTATGAAGCTTGCCATAGTAAACATATACCTCCTCCCCCTCGCCGGGCGTGCTCTCGATAAGTAGGGTCAGGGCCTCCCCCCAGAGGCTGAAGCGAACATATCTTGGCGGGTACTCCCCCACCGGGTACTCCACCGCCTCGATGGCGACCAGATCGGTGATGCTCGCTATAGAGAGCTCCCTGCTCCCCGCAGTGGTGGTCGGGGTCGACTTGGCCTGGAGGGGTATCGCCAGGGAAAGCTCGCGCACCGCATGCTCGATGTGTCGGTCCAACTCATCATCGGTCCAGCGATAGTTATTGGCATCCTCATCATGCAGGTCCTGGCGCACTCGCGCCCTCATCTCACCTAAGTTCATTTACCTTCTCCTTAGAGCCAGAGCCCCTTAGGATTAGGAGCCCCGACGAATCGGGGCTCCATTTCTAGTCGCGAACCCCGATAAGCTTCGCCAGCTTTATCGAGTTGAACACGGCGACCGATACGTACCACTTCACCCTGGTCCTGGAGGCGTCCCTGGTCTCCAGGCTGCCGACCCTCTCCACCTGAAGCCCGCCGGGGCTAGTCAGTGGAGGTGCCCACCGTCTGGTCGTCGGCGATCCAGTCGCAGACCCCGATGGGAACGGCGTCATAGTATTCCACCATCTGACCGAACTGGTTGCGGTCGGTGACCAGAATCCCACCGCTGGCGCGGCTGAGGGTGTTGAGCTTGCGCCGGCTCCTCCTGCTCATCAGTAGCGTTTCCGGCTTGCCCCTCTTGATGTGGTCGATGAGCTCATCGAGCTTCTCCAGGGTGAGGGTGCCGCCGTTATCGCCCATGCTCACCGTCTGCTCGCTGACGCACAGCTGATCGATGCCATCGAAGGACTTGGTATCCTGTGCGGTATCGCCATTAATGAAGGTGTCCTCAAACTTCTGCTGCAACGCCTTGGCCTTGAGCTGGACGATGGCCGCCTCCAGGTCCTGGATATTGCTCCTGGTGGCCTTGAGGAAGTTGTCGACATCGGCGTCGCCACCGAGGATCTTGAGCGTCGCCGTCTTCTGGGTGAAGGTCGGCGTGGACTCGGCCCAGGTATCCCCCACATCGTAGAAGGCGGCGGTGGCCGCTTCGTTCTCCTGGTTGTAGGTCAACCCATTGCCCACGATCTCGATGAAGGGAAGGACTTGCAGGATGGGGCTATCATAGACGATGGTCTCGATAACACCGACTAACAAAATGTCGTTGGAAAGCTTTGCTGCCTCTGCTAGTGTGATTGCCATTTATTAGCCTCCTTTGATTGTCTTTGTTTTTTGGTCATTTTTTGAAGCTGGTGCCGAGCGATTTATTGATTGTTTTGCCAGGCGGAGGAGAATGGCGCGCGCTTTTGGCGATGCGAGGAGAACCAGGATCAGGGCGCGGAGCTGGATGGAGTAGCGACCCGATTTGAGGGCGTTCAGGTTGTGGGACGGCGCGCCGGCCCCTGGCCTTCTTCCTCCTCTTTTTTGAGCTGGTTGCTGTGGTTGATCGAATGGCTGCATGGCTTTAGTAATCATTGCTGGGGGCCCTCCGCTATGGAGCTTGTTGTGTGCGAGAAAGGGCGTAGGCGATCTTCTCCACGGGGGAGAGCGCACTGAGATCGGGGCCCGATCGGATGGGGGCACCGGCGGGAACCCTCTCCACAGCCGCCTTTGCCTCGAGCTGGCGCCTCACCCGCTCCACCAGCTCCCGAGCGGCGGCGAAGGAGGCATCCACCTCATCGGGGGTCTCACCCTTGACCAGCTCCTCAGGCACCTCAGGCGCTCCCGCCAGGATGAGGGCGCGATACTTTTGGGTGGCGCTTGATAGCTGCTGCGTGAGAGAACCCATCTCTTTTTC